ACTCTTGGGTATAAACTTGCTCTACCCCCTGTAAAATATTCAAACTATCATGCTCTTTACGTCGCACCAACTGGAAACCAGGTATCAGTATTCTCTTCAGATAAACTTAATGATGCCCTACATGGATCAGATCTTATTAAAAATCATTATTTTGATACACACACTAAAGATCAAGTTTCTTATAAAGAGTTAAGGAACGGAAGTAAGATTTATCTTCGTTCAGCATTTCATACTGCAGACGCAATTCGTGGAATATCAGCTGATATGACAATGATAGATGAGTTACAGGATATTATAAGCGATCATATACCAGTAATTGAACAGTGCATGTCTCACTCAATAGCTAAATGGACAATGATGCTTGAAAGATGCCCCAATCTTCCAGAACATCTATTTAACTGTAGAGCTTATGCCGGAACCCCAAAGACTGTTGAAAACACTATGGAGAAGTATTGGGATCAGTCAACCCAGAATGAATTACTTATAAAATGTCAGCATCAAGGATGTAAAAAGTGGAATTATATCAATGAATTTAATATTGGTGATACTTGCCTTATTTGTAATAAATGTGGTAAACCCATTTTTTATAGAGATGGACAATGGATTAAAATGAATTCTGGGGCTATGATAGATGGTTACAGACTTCCACAAATAGTTCTCCCATGGATAAATAATGTTAAAAATGAGAGAGCGTGGAAACTGAATGTAATAAATACTAGGGTAATATACTCCGCCGAAAAGTACTTTAATGAAGTTCTAGCGCTTCCTTATGCCGCAGCTAAACATCCAATGAGTGTTTTGGAGTTAAAGGCATGTTGTGAAGAGAAGAATATGATAGAGGTTGAAGATGCCCCAAATAATCCAAGATTAACTGGTTGTATTATAACTGCCGGCATAGATTGGGGTAAGGGGGACACTGCCTCTGGAACCTCTTATAGCACTTTGGATATTGCGGCATGGACAATAGATGGTTTTACAATTGTGTTTAAGAAAAGATACACAGGAAGAATGTCCGAGGCGCTTAAACAAATTGAAGACATGCTTATGATAATTAGGGCTTTTGGTGCACAACTTACCATAGCTGATACTGGTGATGGAAGAACATCTAACGCAATAATGGTAAAAGCTCTTGGGGCAAATAGATTTGGTGAAATCTATGAGCATGGTACCATAAGACAGAAAATAAAATGGGATAAAGAAAAAGGTCATTACATAATGAATCGGACCAGGATGATGACCGATGTCATTATGGAAATAAAACGGGCTCAGGTTCATTTTTTTAAGTATGAGCAGTTTAAAGAGTTTCAGTCAGACTATACCGGTATTTATTCAGAGTATAGTGATAGGACAAGATTGACTAAATATGACCATAATGTTCCAGATGATTCCTTTCATTCTTATATGTTTTCAAGAATTGCTTGTATGATATTAAGAGGCGAATTATCTAGATATCTTACCGGAGGATTACAAGAAGATGATCAACACGATCATGGAGAAGCATTTGGTAGAGAAGAATATGATAATGATTGTCTTGGTGAAATGAACCCAATGTATTAGGAGGATAAATGCCATTTTTAAGCCGTAGCCAAGCAAGAGCCTGCTTTGCTAAAAATGATCCAGATTGGAATTGTAAAGAATGGGCTGGTAAAACAAAAAGTATTAAAAAGTTACCAGAAAGAGTTAAAAAGGCTATGTTTGAATCTTTTACTAAAATAGCCAAAGAACTTTTTAACCCTAAAACTTCACCACCAGTTCCTGCTAGAGTTATTCAACAACAGTCAATACAATCAGCAAAACAAGATAAAACTAAAGGTATGTCGCCGGTTGAATATAGAAATGAGATGACATCCAGAAGAACTGGTATTATCAGCAAAAATCGGCAATCTAATAAGGCTGCTTAAGCTTTTTTCATATGCTCTGGAACAAACAATCCACCCTCATTAATATAGGCATCTTTGTTTATTTGGAGCGTTTTTTGTACATTAACGATATTAGATCCCTTATGGGCAAGTGCGGCATCATTAAGAATCTCTTGTACGGTCTCATCGAACATGTCCTCATACCATTCTACAGATTTCTGATACTCACCAAGCTCAGTATTCCTAAACTCATTTATAAGGTTTTTCTTAACCTCTACCATGGCATCAACCTCGAGCCTATCCTTACTTTTTCTTCCAAGAGTAAACTCAAAAAGCTTAGCAACGTATATCTTAAAAATGTCTTCAAGAAGTTCATGCCGATCAAATTTCATTGGATCAGCGTTAAGAATCCTGTCTTTAAGTTCTTTTTGGAAATTGTATTCTTCTGCCATAATAAGCCACCCTTTCAATTTAACTATGCACTTACAATATAATCTTTAGTATAATTATAAGCAACAGAACCCCATATTAGTTGTTTAGGATGTTAGATAATGTTATATTTTAATAAAGAAACGCAATTTTTGGTAGTTTATGGACATAAATTATTTAATCTGTTTTGAAAAGGAATTAGAGAAGAATGCCTTTATTAAGAAGGTTTTAAGCAAGATTTTACTATCAAAAAAGAAAGTACCATTTGGAACAAGATTTAAAGAATCGGGAAAATCATTACTTAGTACAGGGGCAATTATCGGGACTATTGGAGTTGGTGGTCTTACTTATGGTGCAATTAAGCAACCTGGTAGTATAAGGCGTGGAGCTGAATCGAGGTTTAGATATTAATGTCAGATATTACCGAAATAATAAAAGATCTATCACATAGAGTATCAGAAGATTATCTTATCTTTGGAAAGGACATGAATGAGTCTCTAATTTCTCTTGTTCAGGATGGTAGTATTGAAAATCTTGAAATTTTAAAAAGAATTTGTGAACATGCTAATCAAAATGTGTATCTGGCGTTATTTTATAATCCAGAAGTTGATAAATCAAATATTACTTTTGATATAGCAAATTTTGATGATATATCGTTAAAAGCAAAAAAGAGTGAGGAAGCAATGAAAGATTATAATACACCCCCGGTTGATTATAGATCAGCACTTGAGATCGCTATCATGCCAAATATTGATAAAGACGAGAGTGAAGGGGAAAAGCTTAGTAATCTTAATGAGGTGGTTGAATATCGACAGGTATTCCGTAATCTTTTGAATAGAGTTGGCATTATGAAGTCGGCTGAAGTAAAGTCTGCTGAAGAATCTTTAAATAAAATGGCTCATGACGCCAAGGCTCTCATTGCAGATGGAAGTTCACTTGGTGATATATCTAAAATTGCTACACGTCATATTAAAGAGAATATTGGTGGAGACGCTATGAAAATAGCCGAATGTTATGATATAATCCATAAGGATCTTGTTGCCAGTAACTTTCATGTTAAAACTGGATTTACAAAGATATCTTCTCATGCAATAAATAAAAAATCTATAATATTAAAACCTGTAGAAGAGTTTAGCATGGCTATGACAAAAATAGCCGGCTTTACAGAGATGGAATGTAATATTGAAAAATATTTAAAAGCATTTGATAACAGTGTAAATAAAAATAAACTCTAATAATAATGCCATTTGAAGCACCAATAGAAGATCTTAATAATAAGATTGAAGATATTCAGTCTAAAATTAAAGATAGGGTTGAAGATTCCCGCTCTAATTTTGAATCTAATATTAGTCGCTCTATAGCCAAATCTTTTGCAAAACCAACCGATGAAATAAAGGATCCTACATTAAAAGATAGATTAATACATTCTGCTTTGGGTGGAATTGCCGGCGTGGCTATTGCTGGTGGATTGTCAGGGATATTTAAAAGTAAATTTTTAACACCATTGAATTTGGCGGGAATTGCATCCGCTATGACATCTGGATACTTCACCCCCGACATAGTCAACACTATTAGGGAGGAGGTTAAGGGTGATAAGACACCAGGAGAGTCCACAAGACTTATAAGAGAATTAGAAGAACCTAGTAGAAAAGCATCTAGAGAGACTGAGGATATTGCAAAACTATATAGTGGTATTTTAAAAAAATCTTCATTTATTGGTGGTGCCAAGAATATTGTTTATGGAGGAATTAAAGGAACTGCCGGACTATTAGGAAAGGGTTTATTCCCAAGAACAGGAATAAAAGACGGCGTTAAAACACCGTTTAGCAGAAAGATTTTAAGTTATGGAGTAAGGGGTGGGGCTTTGGCTGGTGCTGGTTATGGCGGGTATAAAGGGATTAAACATCTTAATGCTCCTATATCTGGAAATAACTATACTACCTTCCTGAGAAATCAGATACTTGCTGGTAATGTTAATCAGGGTGAGTTATCACAAAGAGATCTTGTGGCTGTTAGAAAGTTGGGGATGAGATAATGT